GACTTTGTAATGACCGCCCATATCGACGAGAGTAGCACAACAACCCCGTTCCGGGTTCGTTGGTCGGCAATCAACGACACGACATCTTGGACAGCGGGAACAAATCAAGCCGACAGTCAGGACATTGCTGACGCTGGTGAAATTACGGGTCTGGTCGGTGGCGAATATGCGACCATTCTTTTGGAGAGGGCTATTGTTCGTGCCACCTATGTCGGCACACCGCTGATTTTCCAGTTTGACAAGGTGGAAACAACGCGGGGCTGTCAGTATCCGGGTAGCGTGGCGAATGTCGGCCACAATGTTTACTACCTGAGTAATGACGGGTTTTACGTTTTCGACGGTCAGCAGTCACGCCCGATTGGTGCAGAGAAAGTGAACCGCTGGTTCCTCGACGAGTTTGACGCGCAGAACAGTGAGCGATTGTCCTGTGCAGTTGACCCCAAGCAACAAGTAGTCATGTGGTCGTTTGTTTCAAACAGTGCCACAGCGGTAGAGCCAGATAAGGTTCTGATTTACAACTACGCACTCGACCGCTGGTCTTACGGTGAGTTTGAGACAGAGTTCTTGGCTCCTTACTTCACCGCAGGCTACACAGTCGAGCAGTTGGACAATATTTCGACGAGCATCGAGACATTGCCAGCTTCACTGGATAGCGACTTGTACAAAGGTGGCGGCTACATCTTCGGCGGGTCGAAGAATAAGAAGCTGCACAGCTTTACCGGGTCAGCGATTGCGGCGACCGTCGAGACAGCCGAGTTTAACTTAACGCCGAACAGACACGCTATCCTCAACCGCGTCATACCAATGACCCAAGGCGGCACGGTGACAGTTCAGGTCGGCACACGAAATCGTCAGACCGACGATCAGAGTTTTGGAACTGCATCGTCACTTAACACTCAGGGGTTTTGCCCCGTAAGAGCGCAAGGTCGGTTTCATACTGTTCGATGCAATCTGTCAGGCAACTGGAAGTTTGCCCAAGGCGTCGATGTTGACGGTAAGTCTCTTGGTGAACGCTGATGGCAAACCAGTTTCGCACATTGCCGCCCATTGGCGGCGACCCCCGGCAAGTTGCCGAGGTCGTCAACAGAACGGTTGACGGCAAGCTGAACTCGACGGGTTCCGTGACGTTAACTGCCAGCGCAGCTTCTACCGCTGTGTCAGAGGACAGGGCGGGGCCAGACAGCGTGATTTTGTTTATGCCAACAACCGCAAATGCGGCGGCTGAGATGGACGGCATGTATGTGTCGTCGCGTGGGAAACAGACGTTCACGATTGCCCACGCGAACAACAGTCAAACTGATCGGACGTTTGCTTATGTCGTCATCGGATGACTTAAATTTTGCGCCTGTCCCTGTCGAGATGATCGACACCTTTTGGGACGCGGCACTTGAGTATTTACAACCCGCTATTGATACAGCGGAAGGTAAGTTGGAGGCATACGACCTCTATAACGATTGTCAAATGGGCGTCTGCGTCCTTTGGCTCGTAATTGATGGCAGTGAAATAATCGCGGCCCTCACAACAAGAATTGTTGCCTACCCAAACAAGCGCGGTTACGCGCTGGAGTTTTTGGGCGGTAAGCAAATGAAACGGTGGTTCAACATGGTGTTGGACACCTTACAGGAAGTTGCAAAGCACAACGGTTGCACACACTTCGAGGCGTATGGTCGCCCCGCGTGGCAGCGTTGGCTAGGCAAAAGAGACTTCAAGCCAAAATTCGTTCATTACGAAATGGAGTTCAAAGATGGGTAAAGGCGGCTCGCAAAACACCACACAAACCGTGGTGCAAGAAATCCCCCCGTTCCTACAACAACAGTTGCAAGAAACTTATGGTTTTGCGCGAGGCGTTAAGCCAGCAGTTTTCGCTGGTGATCGTGTAGCTGGGTTCACACCGATTGAGCGACAGGCGCAGTTAATCACCGCACAACGCGCAGCGGCGGGCGACCCCACTGTTCAGCGGGCGCAGGGTTTATTGAGTAACGTAATCGGTGGCAGTTCTAGGCCAACTTATGCCGAAGGTTTCCTTGGTGACATAGCGGCTGGTCGATCTCAGACAAACCCATTTCTTCAAGCGCAAATCGACAATGCGATATCGGGTGCTGTCAACCAAGCGACATCCCAATATGCTCTTGGTGGTCGTCTTGGAAGTGGTGCGTTTGGCACAGCCTTGGGCGCAGGGATTACGGGCGCGGCGGCTCCTATTTTAGCGCAACAGGTCGAAGCAGACCGCGCTCGTCAAATGCAAGCAGCGGGTCAGCTTATCTCAGCGCAACAACAAAACCGCGCCCGTCAAATGCAGGCGGCAGGCATGGCTCCACAACTTGCTCAACAGAGATTTGTTGACTTAGCGGCCTTGCAAGGCGTCGGTGAACAGCAACGAGCAATGCAACAAGCCGAAATTCAGGCACAACAGGATTTCATTAACGAATTGAACGCGGCGCAACAAACGCAACTAGCAGCGCGAGTTTCAGCAACGGGGCTGACGCCTTCAACGCCTAATCAGACGACTAGCGGCACAGCACCGGGGCGAAGCCCCTTGGCGGGTGCGGCTGGTGGCGCACTAACTGGCGCGGCGTTGGGGTCGCAAATCGGTTCTGTCGGTGGCCCAATGGGGGCGTTGATTGGCGGCGGTTTAGGCGCATTAGGTATTCTTTAGGAGACTATCAATGGACTTCAACAATCTAAATCTTGCTCAGTCTCTTGGTCTTCTGACTACTGGCGCAGGGCTTCTTGAGGGTCAAGGTCTTGGCAGTGCTGTGCGAAGCGGGCTTGGCACATTTTCGGGTCTATCTCAAATAAATCAACTTGAAGAAGAACGCCGCCGTCGTGAGGCACTACGTCTGGCACAAGATCGTCTAGCAAAAGCCGCGCAAATGGGCGGTGTTGATATGGCAGGCAATCCTGTGGACATCACAAGCCTCGCTGCTCAAGCCAATCCTGAGTTATTTTCACAGGAACTTGTAAAACAAGCATTTGAGAAGCCAGAGCGACCCACTGGCAAGCCGATTGTTCTTGTAGATACACAGGGACGCAGAGTAACTGTTCGTCAAGATAGCCCTGCTCTTGACAGTCTTTTGGCGCGTGGCTTTACCCTAGCTGAAAAACCCAAAAGCGGCATGGGTGTCCGCGTCAATCCTGAAACTGGTGAGGTCGAGGTTGTTCAAGGTGATGTCAAATTTACTGAGCAACAGAGTAAAGATATTGGGTATGCGACCCGTATGCGTGGAACTTTGGAGCCGTTAGTCGGGCTTGACGAAGAACTTACTAGCATTACGCAAAAAGTTATTGATCAAGACCCCACAGGGTTTGTCCGAGGCCAATTTGGTAGGCCCGAATATCAAGTTGCAGAAAACTTGGGACAACAGTTTCTAACTGGAATTTTGCGTAAAGATACGGGCGCGGCTATTCAGGCGTGGGAGAACTCTCTGTACGGTCGCATGTTCTTACCGCAACCCGGAGACACGGGCGAACTAATCCGACAGAAACGCTCTGCGAGAGAACTTGCTGTTTTGGGAATTGAGGAAGGCTTGCCCGCATCGGCAATCGCTTCAAGAGATCAGGCTTTACAAAAAGCTGTATTCGGGAAAACCATATTTAGTGAAGACGGCGACCAAAATGCCGCGAGTGTTGGTTTCAGCATTATGAGTGATGCTGAGTTAGCCAACATGGATGCGTCAACCTTATCAGAAGCCGACCAAGCGGCACTTATTAAAGAACTGCGAAGAAGGGCGGGGCGTTAACTATGTCTGACTTAGATGAAATCAGAAAGTTACAAGCCCAAATTGGTGGCGCGTCGCAACCAACCCAACAGGATGACATTTCGACACTACAAGCCGAACTTGCCTCACAAACATCAGCAGCAGACCCCGCCGTCCCAGAGGGCATGTTTCTCGACCCTAGAACTGGCGCGTATACGAGCCGTGAACTATTAGCGGCTCAGATGGAGCCATCAACTTTGGGGGCGACCGCTACTGGCGCGAGAACTGGATTGACTGCAAGTTATTTTGATGAACTCGCGGGCAACTTGGCTCAGATTATCCCATTTGGAGGAACAGCAGAGGAGCGCAAGCAATTTGCCACAGAATATGCCCGCGCTCAGTTAGAAGCCGCCCGCCGCGACCGCCCATTAACAACATTAGGGGGTGAAGTGGCAGGCACATTGGGAACTGCGGTTCCTTTTGTTCGGGGCGCAAGTCTCTTGCCAGAGGCAATCAAGCGAGTACCTGATATTGTAAAGGGCGCAGCCACAGCCGCGACTAGCGGTTTTCTTTATGGGACTGGTGAAGCAGAAGGCGACGTTGAACAGCGCATTGAAGCTGGCAAAGATATGGCAATCCCGGCTGCTTTGTTTGGTGCTGCCGCCCCAGTAGTTATCAAAGGGGCATCAAAAACTTTGCAAGGTTTAATGAAGCGTTCAGCTAAGAAGCCAACGCTGGAGAATTTGCGTCAAGCCAAGAACGCCGCATACAAAGAAGTTGACGATGCAAAAGTTTCGTTTACCGAAGACGAGGTGCTTGGGCTTGCCACCAAAGCCGAAGAACGCCTTGCAAAAGACCCCGGCTACAATCCAACCGTTGACGCAGAAATTAAAGCCGCTTTTGAAACTATCCAAAACCAAGTGGGTGGTTCTTTGAAAATCGGTCAGCTTGACAAAGTTCGACAGGCGTTACGCGACCGATGGCAAAAAAGTAATTACAATCCTTTGGTCTACAGCTTCATCGACGACATTGATGAATTGATTGCTTCAAAAGGTGAGGCTGACGAATTGATGGATGCCGCGCGACTTGCGAACTCGCGCTACAAAAAAGCCGAGTTGCTTGATGCGGCAATGGACAAGGCCGAACTGCAAACCGCCGCCACGGGTTCAGGTGGTAACATTCTCAACAAATATCGCCAAGCTGTTACCCGAATACTCACTGGAAGGGACGCCAAATATTTTAGCGAAGAAGAACTGGCGACGATGCGTCGCGTTGTTGAGGGTGATTTGCCGCAAAACGTCTTGCGTCAAATTGGCAAACTTTCTCCAACTGGCAACGGTCTTATGACAGCACTGAACTTAGGGGCGGTTGCTGTTGAGCCAACAATGTTGGCTGTAGGTGCGGCTGGAATGACGGCGAAAGCAATAGCAGACAGAACTCAGCGGCGGCGTATGGAGGAGTTGCGCGAACTGCTGGCAACAGGAGAAGTCGGCGTAACGCAACCCCCGGTTGTGCGAGGGTTATTGGATTATGCGCCAGTCACGGCTGGCCCTCTGATTACAGGTGAATAGACATGGCAAAAAACTCGATCCGCGATTTCGACAACACATCAGGCAACAACACGGACATCCAGTCTGTTGACATATCCGAGGGTTGCAGCCCAGCGGGTATCAACAACGCCATCCGCGAAGTGATGGCTGACTTAGCCGATGTCAATGATGGCACAGTTGCGCTGACCAGCCCGTCTGCCGATAGCATGACGGTCACTGGCGACCTGACTGTTGACACCAACACCCTTCATGTTGACAGCTCGAATAATCGGGTCGGGGTGGGGACTGCTTCACCGACGGACGTTTTTGAGGTTAATGGCGGAACACTTAACGGAACAACATATATTACTGCTACTAACAATCACTCTGACCAGTTTATTTCAATGGGCATTAATGCGAATGTTGGCGAAATAGCTGTCGATAATGCTGATGTAATGACTTTTGGTCATTATGATAATTTTAGTGCTAAAACATACACAGAACGTATGCGCATCGACAGTTTGGGCAATGTTTTAGTTGATAAAACAAGTACGTCTGTTTCAGATAATGGAATTATGCTTAAAATTAATGGGCAAGCATTTTCAACAACGGCAGGTGCTAATACTTATCACTATTACGATAGTTCCAACAGCAGATATAATTTTTATGTTCTAGGCAACGGGGGGATTGCAAACTATTCCTCAAACAATGTTGCTTTATCTGACCAGACAGAAAAGAAAAACATCGTAACGGCCCCTAGTGCTTGGGATGACGTTAAAGGGCTTTCAATAAAAGAATTTCATTATAACTTTGAAGATGATGCAGACCCCAAAAAACTAGGCGTTATTGCTCAAGACGTGCAAGTAAATCATCCGAATCTTATCACAGAATTTGAGATTGATGAAAGCACAACCAAGTTGGGCGTTGTGGAGCAACAAATTACTTGGATGGCAGTCAAGGCACTGCAAGAAGCCATCGCAAAAATTGAAACACTCGAAACTAAAGTCGCCGCACTGGAGGCCGAATAATGTCGAAAGATAAACTCACCGATTACGACGCCACAGCAGGCAACAACACTGATATCGGCGGCATCTCCGTCGATGAAGGTATGCTTCCCAGCAATGTGAACAATGCGCTGCGGGAGTTAATGAGCCACCTCAAGGACTTTGCCGCCGGGACGCAGGCTGTTGATGCGGTTGCAGTTAATGGTGATCTGACTGTTGATACAAACACTTTGAAGGTAGACAGCACGAATAATCAGGTTGGCGTTGGCACAGTTTCTCCACACAGCGAACTAGATGTGCGTGGTGCTGGTGAAATATTCACTGTTCAGGGGGATGGTGGTGCATCTGCTGAAATGAACTTGTCGCTAATCAATGGGACGGGTAATAAATCCACAATTATTAACTTTGGGAAAAACCTTGCAACCAGTGACAGATATTTAGGTCGAATTATATATGAAGTTGATAATAATAATATGGACTTTTATACAAGCGGAACACTTCGAGGAAGATTTACAAGTGCTGGAAACCTAGCAATCGGAGCGACAACAACAAGCAACAAACTTGAGGTTCGTGGAATTGGGCTATTTTCATCTGATGGAAACTATCGTGCCACCAATAGCGGTGTTTTGAACGTATCTCCAAATGGCAATCTTGCTATCGGGTTCGGTGGGGATAGTGATGCAAATTATTATGCCGCAATTTTTCATAATTCTAGCAACACTGCTGTAGGTTCCATTTTTGTTGATGCGTCATCCACTACATACGCCACAAGTTCCGACTATCGGTTGAAAGAAAATGTTGCCAATCTTACAGGTGCGATTGAGCGTGTAAAAGCATTGGCTCCGAAGCGATTTAATTTCATCGCAGACCCAGATAAAACAGTGGATGGGTTTCTTGCACATGAAGCCGCAACGGTTGTTCCCGAAGCCGTTCAGGGCGAAAAGGACGCTATGAGTGACCAACAATTTATGGTCACACCAGCGTTGGGTGATATTATTACACCCGCTACAGATGATGCCGATGAGGTGGTTCACAGCACAGGGGTTGAAAAGCCTGACACATTAGAAGATGGACAAGAGTGGATACAAACTGCCCCTCCTGTGATGGAAACGCGCTCTGCACCTGACTATCAAGGCATTGACCAATCTAAACTTGTGCCAGTGCTTACTGCCGCCCTGCAAGAAGCTATCGCAAAGATTGAAGCACTCGAAACACAGAACGCCGACTTTGAAACACGCTTGACTGCGCTAGAGGGTTAAAATGGAAAGCAAGACAGTCCAAGACCTAGCCATCGGTGCTGGGGCAATAAGCGCGCCTATGTGGGTAGTCAGTGCGACTGCTTGGGTGGAGTTGGTCGTAATGATCGGCGGTCTTGTTTTAGTAAGCATCAGAATTTGGAACGCTGTTACGGAGCGTCGAAATGGAGCCGATTAGCACAGCACTTACCGGGTTGGCTCTGGCTCGTTCTGGGATTGCGTTTATTAAGGAGAACATAAACAGCGTACAAGATGCCGCCCAAATCGGTCAGCAACTAGCCAGCATCTTTCAAGGCTTCGACGAATTTAATAAAGAACGCTACAGCAAAAAAACTGGCTTCAAAGATGTCGCCAGCGAAATGATCGAATATAAGAACCTTCAAAAC